ACTTTAGTAGTTAAGTCTTCATAGAGGTAAGACCAATCACAGTTGATACAAGCGCAATCGCTACCGTTGAAATTTTTTGAGTGATACTTCATGATTTTGTTTTTAAATTTGTTATTGATAGGGCGAAGATAGTGCAATTATTTGCACCCGCAAGAAAATAATTGTTAAAATTTTGTCGGACTGCGTAAGTTATGAAATATCAGTGCATTACAAATCATGGTTAGCGAAGGCTAACGGCTTAACCCACGACAAAAACAGAGCAAGCGACCTGGTGCATGAGGTAATTACCCGGCTACTGGATAGGCCGCAGCAAGATGTAGTTGATATAGTATGCGGTGGTAAGGTTAGGCAGTATGTTGATCGCGCACTGTGGCTATCATGGCACAGCAATAGAAGTGACTACGCCACACGCTACCGTAAGTACTATGAACTCATAACAGACAAGGAGGTGAATGATGCCAAACAAGATGAAACATGGCTAGGCCACTTCATAGACGGGGAGTATCTATACAGCGCAATCGGCAGGCTTAATGAACACGACGCTATTTTGCTGCGTCTATATTCAAAACCTGATTTTGACTACAAAAAACTTAGCGAAGAGACAGGCATACCCAATGCCTACCTGCGTCTATCAATTCACAGAGCAATCAAACGAATAAGAGAATATGTTCAACTTCAACGTGCATCCAGCCATCCAACAGGAGAGGCTTAATATCTGCAAGAAATGCAAATGGTTTAACGATGGGTGGTGCGGCACGCCCGTAATCGGTAACACCGTAGAACCCGAAGAAAACAATGTGACGTACTACAAGGAAAAGATAAGGCTTTGCGGTTGTCACATGCCTACGAAAGTGATGTTCCGCTTTACATCCTGCCCCGCCCATAAATGGCACGCATTGAACTGGACTAAACGCGAGATAGCGCAGCTCGATGAATTCATTAACAAGATAGCCGGTGCAACTAAACTGGAGCAGGCTACGGTCAGTGAATTATACGCCTGGTATTCTAAGATAACAGGTAAGATGCAACAACCGTCACAGTGCGCATCATGCATCCGTGACCTTATCAAAGAGTTCAGACGTCAACTAGGTAAACAACAAGATAAAAAATAAACGTTATGCCATTACCAACACCAACATCAGACGAATCAAAAAGCGCATTCATCGCACGCTGCATGAGTGATGCAAAGACAAAGGAAGAATACCCGGATACGCAACAACGTATTGCGGTGTGCATAATGCAGTATGAGCAGAAGTAAAAAAGAAACACCACACTTGTGATGTGGTGTCGAACGAACGATACTATCATTCGTGGGGTGCTTCTTTATAAGCCAAAAGTTCAACACAAAGATAAACAATATCTTATCGAAATTTATTGAATCGCATGGAAAAAACAAGAAACGAAAAGGGACACTTGCTGCCGGGACATGGTGGCTTGAAACCTAAAGGAGCAGTTAGCGAAAAGACAAAGATGTGGGAGCAGCTTGGTGAATGGTTCGTAGCCGAAGGTGCGCAAAAGTGTATGCGCATTATGAACGACATGGAGGATGAAGAATACATCAAACACTACACGGCACTGCTCGAATACTTCAAACCAAAACAGGCACGCATAACGCATAGCGGCGATGAAAAAGCCCCCGTTATTATTCAGGTGCATTCAGACTTGTAACAAAATCGCCACAAAAACTACAATATAACAGCAGCATGAAGATTAAAGTAAACATAGCAGCGAACGCAAAGGCCGTCACACTTGCGCAGTATATCGACTATCAGAACGCAGTTGATGCTTCGGAGCGTGTGCGAGTGATCACTGGCAAAAGTATGGACAGCATTAAGTTGATGCAGGCAAACGTGATTGATGAAATCATCATGAAGTTTGAAGCTGCAATCCAACTTTGCGCGGATGGCTTCGAACACAAGGTGCGCATAGGTGCGATTGAACTTGGATTTATTCCAGACCTTACGGAAATGACATTCGGTGAATACGTGGACTTAGATTCAAACTGCAACAACCTGTATAAGGATGGCAAGTTGAACGCTAACGCAGCACTTAAGATGATGGCTATCCTATACCGCCCTGTAACAGCAAAGTGGGCAGGACGCTATGACATTGAGAAATATGATAGCACGAAAGTGGGCAGGTATATAGACAGCGTGAAGCAACTCACACTCGACCATGTACTGAATGTGCTGCTTTTTTTTTCAAGTTTAGAACAGGAACTATACGGCAGTTCCCTAGACTATTTGGCAAAAGAGATAACGGAGATAGTGACGGAAGCGGCGAAGATGAATACACTCCAGAAGGCTTAGATGTTTACGGATGGTTTCACATCATTGAAGTGCTAGCTGACCGGGACATAACAAAGTTTGACATGGTCACAGACCGAAGGGCATACGAAGTGTTTACACACTTGACATATTTAGCCGACTATGTGCAAGTGCAAAAGATAGAAATGAAAAAACGAAACAGGTAATGAATAGTTACAATTACAGTTACAACGTGCTCATCAATCGACTTGAGGCATTTGCCGCTGGTCACTTGCTCATCAAACGATTCACGCATGGTCAGATTGACTTAGCGGACATGGATCAAAATGAGCAGTATCCTTTCATGCACGTTGTGCCGAATAACATCAAACCTGTGGAAGGCGGTATGCAGTTTGATTTCCAAATCTTATTTGCAGACATACCACGCGACAAAGAAACCAAAGCAGAATACCAGCGCGAAGTCATCAGCGATTGCGTGCGTCTTGCGCAGGACTTAATCGCAGAAGTGAAGAACGGTCTAATCTTGTTTGGCTTTGATGTGCAACTAGTCACGCCTCCTGTTATCGAGCCATTCGTTGAAGAATACAAAAACACTTTGACGGGTGTGTCGTTTAGCTTGCAGCTCGAAGTTCCGTGGGACTGGAGTGCGTGCGATATTCCTGCTGTGTGGTCAGTTGGTGGTACGTCATCGGGCGGCACTGGCAATGCTTACGGCATCACGCTTAAAACAAACGGCGTCAACAACGCGGTGCAAAACATCTTGGACTTAGTTGCCGGGACGAATATCACAATAACAGATAACGGAGATGGGTCAGTAACGTTTGATGCAGCAGGTGGTGGGGGTGGTAGCACGGTCTACGTCTCAACTGAATTCAACGTTAATCACACCACAGCCACAGGCAATCAATATGTAGTCGGTGACCGTGTGTGGTACAACGGCAATGTGTATGCGTGTATAGCTAACAACGACGCACTGCTGCCAACGAATGCGGCCTACTGGACATTGCAAGGGGCAGGATTCAGATTACGCCAAAGCCCCGTAGATTGGAACGCAACAAGTGGCGATTACCAAATACTTAACAAGCCAACCATTCCAAGTGCGCAAGGGCTGCAGGATGTCATTGCTACTGACCCTGTATTGACTACTAGCAACACAATAGACTGTGGCACTAATGGTATTGAGTTTGACAATGCTTCAAACTTTCAGGTTATCTCATCAAATAAAATCAACCTTGAAGTTGGTACGGCTGAGATTGGTGTTGACACGAACTCCGTTACTTTACAAAAGGCAACGGGCACAGTTCAAACTCAAGTCGTCGTTGATACGGTAAAGGCAGCAATAGCGGCAACCGATTCAAGTGCATCAAACACTACATCGTTTACATTGCTTCCAAACTCGGCACGATTAGTTACACCAAACGTTCATGATGCAGTAGCTACGGTAGGGCAGGTGTTGACACTTAGCAACGCTGGCACAGGTGAAGTTGAATTCACAACAGTTAGTGGTGGTGGCAGTGGCACAGTGACCAGCGTAGCACTTACGATGCCTTCTGCATTTGCTGTAACAGGTTCGCCCGTAACGTCAGCCGGCACACTTGCGGTCACAGGTGCAGGACTTGCAACGCAATACGTGCGCGGTGATGGGCAGCTAGCCAACTTCCCTACAACAAGCGGCGGCGGTTCGTCGGTTAGTTACTACCTAAACGGCTCAATCAATCAGGGTGTGATAGGTGGCAGCACCTACTACCAAATGAGCAAGACTGCAGTGTTTGGTGCAGGCACTGACTTCACAAGAACCAATGCAGCAGGTAATGGATTGATAGCACAATTCATCACCGATGTCAATGATCCAAATGTGTTACTTGTGCCGGGTGGTAACTTCAACCTTGAACTATATTTTAGTGCGTCATCAAGTGGTGGCACGCCTTCATTCTACGTGGAGTTATACAAATACGATGGCAGCACGTTCACGCTATTAGCTACGGATGTTGCAACGCCTGAAGGCATCACGCAAGGCACAGTAATAGACGCCTACTTCACAGCACTTGCAGTACCTGCAACGGTAATGACTTTGACCGATAGACTTGCACTGCGTGTATTCGTTACAACATCAGGACGGACTATTGTTTTACACACAGAGGACAACCATTTATCTCAGGTTATAACCACACTAAGCACAGGTGTTAATGCAATCAATGGCCTAACAGCACAAGTACAAAACCTAGCCACCGGCACAGCGGGAACTGACTTTGCAATCAGTAGCACAGGAAGCACACACACATTCAACTTGCCAACTGCATCAGCTGCAAATCGTGGTGCGTTAAGCAGTGCTGACTGGTCAACATTTAATGGCAAGCAAAACAGCATCGGACTGACTACGGTAGGTACTAACCTTGCCACGCTTCCCAATCCTAGTGATGTGCGTTACTTGCGCATTAATGCAGACAATACGGTAAGTGCATTGACACTTGCACAATTAAAGACAGACCTTTCACTAGGTTCAGATATTTCGGTTGTGCTAGGTTCAAACGTGACCAACGTCGGAACTACTTTTGAAGATGTCACAGGCCTATCCTTTGCGGTTACAGCGGGCAAAACATACAAGTGGCGCGCGACGATTTCATTTGCTCTCGCTTCAGGTACAATCATGTTTTCAAGTAATGGCCCAGGAACGACTATAAATACCGCACGATTTACAATAGCAACAGGCACAACAAGTAATGGTATCAGTAATCAGTTATCTTACGATTCAGGTAGTAACGTAGTCGGAGCGGGTAACGCATTAGTTACAGCGGACGGTATCTTTCGCGTAACTTCGTCAGGCACTTGGACTATACGATTCAGATGTTCAATAGCTGGTAACTTAACAGCAAGGGCAGGCAGTGTTCTTGAATATGCAGAAGTATTATAATGGACGAATACGAGGCACTACTAAACGAATATGCGGCAACAGTTGTCGAGCGTGCGCAAAGTAACCTGCGCATCAAACGCCGCGTGCGTGGTAAGGTTGTGAACCGTGTTGCATCAGGCACATTGCTTAACTCGCTCACCTACAAACTGCGCATACGTTACAACAAGCCTACTATTGACTTTACCGTAAAAGGTCAGGCAGGTAATTATGCAGATGTGATTGAGTATGGTAGAACACCCGGTGCGAAGATGCCACCTGTCGCAGCCATTGAGCAGTGGATAAGAATCAAACCACTCAAGCTACGCAATAGACAAGGCGAGTTCATCAAAGCTACCGAAAGTGCAATTAAATCCGCAGCGTTTGCCATTGCCAAAAGCATTGGTGAAAATGGTATCGAAGGCATCAATTACTATCAAGACGCAATCAATGATACATGGCCCGATTACAGTGAGCAGTTATTTCAGGCATACGCCAAAGGTGTTGAACAAAGATTCCTATTAAATTTTAGATAATGGCAATAACTATCGAAGACCAGCCGTACACGTGGAGCGCAAGAGGGCAAAAGCTTATGATTGTAGCGTCAAGCACAGAGACCGCACAAGACGGTTTTCAGTACGGCGTGAGCGTGACCAACAACACCACAACGCAAGTGTTTAACTTTTACATTTCACCTGCAATTGATGGCCGATTATATTTCGATTTGCAATCGCTCATTCAACTGCGTAATGAAGAAGCGCAAGGCACGCAGCTACACAACTTAGATACTGGCACGCTTGAGGATGTAAAAGCACGGGACAGTTTTTCATTCTCAGTAGCTGAATGGTGGATTGTTGGCGGCATACTAACCGAAGAGGATGGAAGCAGTGTGCTTGGCGATGACGTGCTTATCGTCAATCAATACTACCAACCAACGGACGGCTACAAGCCTAATCCAAATTCAGGCCCGCAGAACGTAAAGTTCGCAATGACTAATGCGAGCTCACTTGTCATGAGTGATAGGCCCATAACAACAAAGTATCCACCCATCTTTGCTACATGGGGAGTAGCAGCGGGCAAGGTTGCAATCGCTGTGCGTGAACAAGATTATGGTTTGCTGTACGTGCCGGGTAATGATTTTTGGTTAGGCAGCAATGAAGCGCATTCAGCTACGGTCACTATGTTTCCTGCATCGGGCTTTGGTGTTGCAAGTGATATTGTCTTAAATAATTACAGCGTTGAAGGCTTACCTGTATTCCCTGCGAACCTTAACGATCGCACGGGAGTATTCTTGCCAAGACCTAGTTTATTCCCAAACTGGAGATACTACCGCGTGCGTATTAACAACACTTCAAGCGTTCAAGTATCCGCTGACTACATCTTTTGGAATGAGTGCGTGTACGGTAACTGCGAATGCAATTGGCCTAATGTACGTCTAGCATGGGTAGGTGCTCGCGGCGGTTATGAATACTTCAACTTTAAAAAGAAATCAGAATATACTACTGAGGTTGACCGCAAAATATACAAGCGTCCGCTGTTCAATAATTCACCAACTATCTTCTACGCAAACGACCGTGGGCTTAACCAGCGCACTAACTTAGCGCAGCGCATATTGACCGTGACACGCGACTACATCACACAAGAAGAGTTCATATACCTGCGTGGATTGATTGTAAGCAATCAGGTTCACTTAATTGATGATAATGGCAGCTATGTAGCTGTAAACATCGATGATACTTCCTACGTTGAAAAGCGCACGTACGATGGCAAGCTTTACAACTTGACACTCAAAGTAAGAATGGCAAACGAATACTGGACATAACATGAATGGAGAGGTAAGTTTAATAGTACGGAGCGTAGAAAGTCCGATAGGCAATACATCTCTGTTTTACTCAGGGGGTGCTGCTGTATTTCCAACGTTTGATGTATTCATAGTTGGCAATGTAACAAAGTACATTGGTTTCAATGTGACTATCACTGGTCCTACATCAGGTCTTATCGGCACATTTAAACTACTTAGCGCAGTATGGGATGGGTCAGTACTTTCCAATAATTGCATTTTTGAAGGGTGGACACCTACACTGGGTGAATCTTTGAATTTTGATATACTTGGAACTCCCGGTGTTGAATCTTACCTAGACCTATTCGAAAACGAGAGCATCAGCCAAAATTGGCGTTATACTGACCTCAATAACTTCACGTCACTTGGTGCGTTCAGCCGCGAGTTTCGTGTGCCTTATACCGATCGCAATCAACTTGCACTAGGTGCGCTGTTTGATGTCAACTATGACGGCGGCATCAATAACTACTTTCACTACAAACTGCCTTCGGAGATTCGCGTTGATACGCTGCCCATCGCAAAAGGTTACGTACGTGTACGCAAGGTCTACCAGCAGCAGGGCAAAATCAATGAGATTGAATTAGCGTTTTATGCAGAGACGCCCGACCTATTCAAGACAATCGGCGAAAAAAAACTTAAAGACCTTACCGACCTGCCCAATCTTAACGAGGTTGTTAAGTATGATAACGTGACAACGCCAACGGCTGAACGCATTTGGTCTTTGGTTGATCGCGGGCAACTATGGAGCGAAGAAGGACAACCCGGCACGCGAAGAATTAGCGATGCAACAACCCCACTATTTGCGGTTGATTTGACACCTGCTGTAAGATGGGATTATTTGCTAGAACAAATCATAGCAGATGCGGGCTTTGAACTTGAAGCTTCATCATTGCTTACCATCCTCGCGGGGTATTACATGCCGTGGATAAACAAAAGCTTTTTAGATACTGATGACTTAGGCCCGCAATACGCATACCGTTCGTACAATGCGAGCGCAATCACAATGCCTGCAACGGGTAGTGGCGCAATCAGTGCTTACCAATACTATGCACCCGTATCTGAGGCATTTGACAACAATAGCAACTATGACCCAACAACGGGGGTATATACTGCACCGGGTGGCGGCCTGTACACTTTTCACTTGACACTTGCTGTACAAAGTACTGGATATACTGGAGTAGGTGCTATCACAAATTTCAAGATATATAAAATCATAAATGGCGGCACGCCACAGTTCATTGATTCGTTTGATTACACAGCTGCATTAACTATCGACTTTGACTATGCAATGAACTTGCTAGCGGGTGATACGGTGGAGTTTGCATTCAGATACGATGTAAGGTCAAACACAGGAGTTAATTCAGGTACGGCTACGGTTTCAATCTTAGCAGGCAATGGTGATTTGGGTAGTTCATTAATTGAATTGCGCGGCACACGATTCAACTATGGATCAACATTCATTTACAACTTGAACGCACCCGACATGCGTCAGATTGATTTTTTGAATGATGTGATTAAGATGCACAACTGTGCCATTGTACCTGACCGCATCAATCCAAACAAGATAAGCATTGTGCCATACAATAGCTATGTAGGCAGTGGCAATCAATTAGATTGGAATGCAAAGCTTGACATCAGCAAAGACATCACAATTTACGCGACTACGGAACTGCAAAAAAGTAAGACTACATTCAGCTACACGGCGGGTGAGGATTATTTAAGTAAGCTATATAAGGACAACAATCGCGTATACGGTCAATACAAGGCCGAGGGATACACTGTAAATCCCGATGTGCCTATCAGTTCATTCGTGACGGGAGATAACACGGTGCAGCTTATTACGCGAAGCACACCATGCGGCAACATACCCGGTACTAACATACCCATTCCGCAATTCATCAACACGCAAAACGAATTCATACTACCAGGGCCGCGTGCGTTATTTTATGCAACGCCTTATGCCATACAAGTTTTTGATGATAGCGCAGGTGTTGAGGCATCAGTGTCAACATCAATTACAATGCTCAACAATTATAGTCAAGTCACAGCTACTATAACAGACTTTGACTTAAACTTTGCCCCTGAGATACCACCATTTCTTATAAACGCCAACCCTTACAACAACCTGTTCAACTTGTACTGGCGTAATGCGATGAATGAACTTTACTCGCCCAATGCGCGAATCATGGAGGCATACTTTGCGCTTGACTTGACTGACATTCTCACCTTTCAATTCAGCGATGTTGTATATGTAAACAACGCACAGTGGCGCATTCTTGAGGTGAGCGATTATAAGGTTGGTCAGTTTGAGTCGACCAAAGTCAAGTTGATTAAATACATTGACACGGAAGCGGACTGTGCATCCACACCTGACTCAATCAACATCAACGGCACAGTGAACTTTATAGACGGGGCAGGTGACCCTGTTACAGCTACGCAAAGTTGTTGTGTGCGCTACGGCTACGAATGGAGTGAAAGCGATGGGGAGTGTTATGCGTTCAATAATCAAAGTGATAGACCAACTAGCGGCATAACAGGAACTAATACCGCACCTATTCCGCGCAATGCAAGTACACAACCGCTAGACGGTAATACACGCAGCGTTCAGCAAGGTGTAGAACTATCTATTGAAGGTGGCAATAACAACATGATTGCCGTAGGTGATACGTTAAAGTTAACGGAGGCT